AAGATCACAAACACAACTTCTGTAGCGTCAGTGCAAAACATTTGTGCTTGTGCTTGCCATACCCATGAGGCAGGCAAAGTAGTTCCAAGGGTATAACTGTTGTTTGTTTTCGCTTCAATCAATCTGTTGGGATTGATCTTGCTGCGTGCATCCAGTGTTGCAATGATGCGCCCATGTAGGTACATAACCTTTGGCAACATCAAAGGTTCATTGAGTTTCTTTTCAGCGTGTGCGATGAGTGCAGGCTCAAGAACATTGCCTCTCTCCATTGCATCATTGGTGTCTGTTACGGCTGGTGGCAACAGTTTCCTAATAGCAAGATCAGTAATAGTTTCATAAGGGCTTTGCCCCATGATCACTGCCACTTCACTTGCGCCTACAACACAACGCTTGTTGCTGTCACGATGTCTTACGGCTTGCCATTTGAGGCTACCGTGCTTTGGTTTGGTTATCTCTGTTTTATTCATGCTGATGATAATACAGCATGGGTGTGGCAGAGTTGCGCTTTGTTACCAGATTTCTTTATTAAGGTGGCAGCGCAGGGCAGGGCAGCGAACACCGCCCCACGCCACCATGATTACAAGTCACCTCTGGCATGGTCGCCTATGTGACTATCAATCTTGGTTTCAATGCGTGCCATGCCCTGAACAACGGCAGCATGATCAGTTTTGTTTTCTTTGCGCAAAACTTGTATCAGTGAAGCGAGCACAATGCCAACCGTACTAATGACAGCGACTATAATGCCCTCGCTCATTAGCCAAAGATTGTTTTGAAGGCTGCGTGCACAGCGTTTACATCGTCAGCCATTGCAGGCGCAATCTCCACATGAACCCAATTAGCACCCTTAGAGCCAATCGTGTTCTTGTCGTACACTCTCCAAGCGTCACGATCACAACGGTAGCCAGCGCCCCACCCAAGAGGGTTCACTTTGTATGTGCCTGCATAGTCGTGGATTTCTTCAATGCCTAATGCGTCACGATGATCAAACAAGAAGGTGATTAACTTGATGCGCTGCTCTGCTGTGCCTTGGAGATCAGTCGCACGCCAAGTGGCATGCACAGATTTCTTTGGTGGCGTTGTGCCAACCATGTTGCGATCATTGAAAATGCCAATGTTCTTTACTCCAAATAAGAAGCAGCAGTAATCAACAAACGCTTTTGTGCCTTCACGCTTTGCTGCGTGCACTGCGTCTTTGTTTCCTGTGTATGGTCTAACGCTCATATCAATCAACTTTCTTTGTTGTGCCGAACGCTTCATTGAGTTCTGCTTTGCTGATCTTTCCATCGTCTGCGTATGCTCTAGCCAGTTTCTCAACGACCTGTGCAACAGCAACGATGCCTGCTAACACTGCGCTTTTCCAAACTGGTATGCCACCAAGTACAGATGCGCCACCAATGATTGACATTGATGAATAAGCAAAGACTGCTGAGACTCTGAGCACGATGGTTTTCATTCGCTGTCCTTGCTCATCTTTGCGAGCAGCCCAACAAGGTTGATTGCTAAGCCAATGCCTGCAATGATCATTCCTAGTTTGCGTGTGCTTCCTGTGAGCGTGATGAGAACTAAGCCTGTGCCTGCCAGTGTCCACGCCAAAGCAGTTATATCTTCAAGAAGGCGTTTCATTATCCCATTCTTGCAAACGATGTATCACGGCAACATTGAGAAATGAAAGAACCGTTGAAGTAAAACTCCAACGGTTCTTTCTTAAGTATGTTTTTATTAAGTACTTATTTAAGTACTGCGTTTGCTGTCTTGTAATCCGCAGGAATACTTTTGCCACATTCTGGACCAACTAACCAACAGCCCATGTCCCCTGCATCATTTTGTTTTTGTGATTGGTTATCCCACTCATCTACATGCAGCAATGATGAACCGCCAAGCACGACCCATACATTGAAACCACTGTTTTCTTTTACGCCTTTACCGCACATGCAGCATGGTGTTAAACCTTGGCTGTATGCCTTGTTTGAGTTGTGCTCGTAACGCTCATTCCACAAACCGAAAGTATCATCAATGGTTTTATTGTTCATTTGATTGCCTGCCTGTGCCGTTGCAGGCGTAGCAAGTGAAGCCAGTTGCAGCCCACTGGTCAGCCTGACCAGCACCACCACAACGCAAGCACTTGCCATCATCCTTCAATGCTTCACGCTTTACCTTGGCAGTCTTAACATCTTCACGCTTGCACGCTTCATCAAGAGCCTTAGCAACTTCCTGTGCTGTCATGTCATCAAGATTGCTTGTGCGACCATTGGTGATCTTCAAAAGAACTTTGGTCCATGTTTCAGGTTTGATACCTGCACGCTTAATAGTTGCAGGAATGAAAATGGTGATGTGCTGGTTGCGTCGTTCTGCAACTTCTTGGCAAGGGTTCATCTCACTCACCTGCCTTTGTACCGCTGAGCCTGCAGATGTGGTTGCTCATGTTGGTGCTAGTTCCAGCAAAGCCAGTGATGGTTGCATCCTTGTTGAGAACAACTGTGTTGCGATTGAACTTCCATACGCCATTTGTTTTCCATGCGCTTGCTGACCACACCATGTGATCTTTCTTGCCCATGCCAATTCGTGCAATGAAGGTATTTGGGTTTGCAACAGCACGATCTTCTGAGCAGATTTCAAAGTCAATCTCTCGTGTTTCGCCTGCAAGGGTGATGGTAAGTGTGATGATGTTCTGTGTGTTTTCCATGAGATAAGTATAAGCAGACCTGATAACCAGAAGCAAGCACTGCAACGAGATTTCTAAAATAGGTTATCTAGCAGGGGTTTTGTGCAGGCTAGATACTGCGTCTGCGCACGGCAGGGGCAGCAGCCACAGCAGCAGCGATCAGCACTCTGCGAGTCTTTACAGGCACGCTAGAACCCATTGGCACATAAGTATCAACTTGCCCACCAAAGACATCCACAGTGCTTTCAAACGCTGCACGCACTTCATCAGATGCGCCTTGCACTGCCTCAACGATTGCTGCTGCTTCTTCTGGTGTTACTTCTGAGATGTCCAGTGCTTCAAAGATTTGCTCTGCTGCGTCGCCATCAAGTGTTGCGATGATGTCTGGATTGGTTGCCAGTTGTGTTGCTTGATCTGAAGTGATGTCTGTCTCTAGAAGTTGGGTTACTACTTCTGTGATTTGTTCTGTTGTCAGATCACCAGTTATCAACTCATCTAATACTGATGCAAACTCTTCATCACTCAAAGTCTCACCCACAGAGTTATCAATTATCTCTGCTGCTGGAACTGTTGTTGGTGCAAGACTCGCAGGCACAACGGTTGTTGATGTGGTTGATGATGTCGTTGGCAGCGTTGTTCCAAGCGGAACTGATGGCACGCTTGTAAGCGTCGGCGTGTTCGTCGTCGTCGTAGTAACTGTTGGTGGGGGCGATGTCGTCACCTCTGTCGTTGCAGGCACAATCGTTTCTGGAACAATAGTAGTACTCGTCGTCGTTATAACTATGGATGTTGTTGGCAGTTCCCATGTTGTGCTTGACTGTGGTTGTGAAGTTGATGATGAAGTTTCTGGCGTGGTACTTGGTACTACTAGCACTGGCTGTGTTGTTGTGGCTTCCTGCACAGTTGATGTTGTGGTTGGCTCAGGCAATGTTGTGGTTGTTGTTGGTACTTCCGTTGTCGTCGTTGTTGTGGTGGTGGAACTGGTTGTGGTCGTTGATAACGCAACAGAGGTGGTAGGCGTTTGCACGCCTGTAAAAGATAACTCATAACTGATGTTCCATTGGAAACCATCACGCCACACATCAGGCTCACCACAGCAAGTGCCAGCCCTAAGACGGTAAGAACCTGCAGGCAAATCTATTTCAATGCGTGACTGCAACCCTAGGTAATCATCATTCTCTATAACGAGTTCACCTGTCGTGGCATTGTAAAGCCATAGTTGAGGGTCACTTGGCTGGTCAGGCGTTTGAAAGGTAAGTGCCAGAAAGTGTGTTGGCTCTGTGTACTCAAACCAAAAATCTGTTGGTTCAGTAATGATTGGGTTTGCCTCTGCCTGCGCTGTAGTAAACAACGCTAAGAAAGCAACAGGCGTAAAGATCAGCCAGCGAGATTTGATGGTGCAGCATCCTCTTGTGAAGTCGCTGCATTTAACTTGTTGATAAGTGATCGTGCAATGGCTAGTTGCATGTTTGCTTGCTTCAGTTGATTGAGCAATTCCTCAATAACTTCATTTGCTTCTACCTGTGGTTCATTCATTGTCCCATTCCTCTGCTGTGTTACCTTCTGCGACCCATGCTAAGTATTGCTGATAATCAGAGTTAGCAGGGTCAAACGGAACTATGGCGTTATCTTCAATTCTCAAAACTGCATCTTGATAAATAACCATCCCATTAGGGTATGTTGCTGCAATCAATTTATACATACTACAACTCCGCACTTACATTGAACCCGTATGAAAAAGCACCATACGCAAAGCCTGTATTAAACGGATAAACTCTTATAGATAAATAATTATTATACAGAAAAGTGTTTGCGTGAACAGTATTATCTGCATTTACAAAGTTTTGAACTACCGTAGGGACTGCTCTCATGGTTACTGGAAATGCCCAAGTTAGTATTTCGCCAAATTGGTTTGTGTTCATTGACATAAATGTTGTGTTATAGACAGTACTTGGATTGTAAAAGTACCGTTGGCATAACGCTAGTTCTGTTTGTTGTGGTCGTTGTTCAAGAGGTGTAGCAACACTTCCCTGCTCTAACTGCACGCCAGTTAAATAAAATGTGCGAGAAGATGCAGAGGACATCCAATTAACTTGATTTGAAGTAGCAGTAAATGAACCCGATGCCCAAACATTGGGGGTTGTCTGGAAGTTTGTTCCCATAGCAAGAGCAAAATCTAACCTCAAACCAATGCCATCTGTTTTTAACCAAGTACCTGCTATGTCGGTAGTTAAAGAGATTACTTTCTTCTCCCATGTATTAGCAGAATTGATTGTGTACTCTGCAACATAACTTCTATCAACACCACTGTTTCTAAAAGAAACACAATATGTTCCTGTTAATGAAGATTTGACCCAAAAACTTAATGTATTTGGTTGGTTGGCAGTTCCATAGCCAAGAACTGCTGAGTCGTATCCTTCTATCCTTTGTGCAATAGAGTTAAAATCTCCTGCTGCAAGAGAAGCATCTGCAATAGCAACCTGAACCCATAATGAGTTTGAAAGATTAGTACCTGCTGGCACATCGGTTGATTGTTGCATCACAAAAGTGCCACTTGAAAAACCGTACCATCTATCAACATTGTATAAGTTGGATGATGTGACTATGGTTGAACCGCCTCGTTGGTGTATCCGCATGTTGCCGTTGATGATCTTGTTGCGGAAACCCTGATACGGGCTGAGGTAATCGTTTGTGTTTACTTTGATGTTTCCTGTAGCAGTAATGTTGCCGAAGTCGTAACCATTGTTCAAGACAGCATCAAAAGCATTGTTGATAGATCGTGAATTAACAGGCGTGCTAACACCAAACGCTGTGTTTGCAGTCATGCAGTAACCCACAACATGAGAGCAACAGCAAGTGCAGCAACAGCAATCAATGCCTTCATGGGGTATCAGGGAACTCTACGGTAGGACCTGCTGTCCATGTTGCTGGAAAGTCTCGTAGGGCTTGGCGGTATGTCGCCCATGCTTCTTGATTGACTGGTGCGTCTGCTACTTGTGTCCAATCGGACTCTTTAAGTAGGCGATCACGATGGATACGCATGCGCTCAGACCACCATTCGGCAGGCACTTCATCAGGGTCAAGGTTTGAACATAAATCCATTTGGGTTATGTCCTTTCATAAAAGAAACGAATACGAGCCTGATCAAGGTTTGCCAAAGTCATTGGCACAGTTGGCGACCAAATCCCTGCAGCGTTACCAAAACGAAATTCAAGACTGTTGCCTGTTCCAATTGCTACGCCTGAATAACTTATATAGCCAGCGGAAGCGTCAAGAAGTTGTCCGAAACCTGAACACCATGTTGAAAGAACAGGTAACGGCAAACTTACCAAATATGAACCAGTCCCAAATGTGGTGGTAGAGCCAATCACTATTTGTATTTCACCAACAACAAACTTTTGGAATTGGAAATACGCACCTTGAATTGAACCGTTGCCAATGTTGGGTTGAGTTCCAGTTGAAGTCCATGTTGGTGTGTATGCGACTGAAGCAGCCCCAATGCTGTTCATTGTGGCAGCGGTAAGAACACCGCCAGCAACTTGACCACCTGTGTACTGAGTCGCCATTAGTTGTTCTCCAATTCTTTGACACGAGCAGATAACTCTTGAACTGCACCAACAAGCAAACCAGTAAGTTTTGAGTAATCAACTTGCTGTGGGCGTATGTTGCCTTC